CTTTTCTATTGCATCGCGGTCCTATTCGCTATAAGGTAATCCAAACTGATTCTTTACGAAATGTTCACTCATATATTTCGAATTGGATTTTTAATCCTCTGAATCAATTGGAACAATATAATTACCCACCTGAAAGACTGGGAATGACATTTAATGATCATTCTTTCCGTAACACCAATGAAACAGAGGTGCCTTTCTATGGGATTTATCCATTCATTTGCTTCATGTCTGAGAATGAGCGTTTTGAATGGCCTGGCATGCAATACACTGTCCAAACTTCCGATAATAATTTCTCTCATCAGTATGATGTTTATGCAGCTACTGGAGATACTTATACCATGGGTGTGCCTATAGCACCTGGTTTTATCGGTTATAGTTCTTTGAAAGCCAAAGGCAAAGATGTCAAGGCTCAAATGAAACAAGACAATCACGGTCTTGAAGAAAGAAAGGTTGTGCAAACTGAGATACAAGAGAGTACACAACTTACTTCCTTTCGTGATACTGTTGGTGTGAAAAGTGAGTCTCATGCTCTTATTTCGCCTATACATAGAAACACCAACCCATACGCTGACCAAGGTTTATCCCAAGTGTTGAGTCGTCCTTATAACACCCACACTTTTCCTTGGTTAGGTTCTGATGCTCTTGGAGCATTGATCGGGAAAGGAACTTTTCCTTCCGATCTTCTTGTTCCTAACATCTTGGCTAAGCTTGACTATTTTAAGTATTTTCGAGCTGCCGTGCATATAGAAATGCGTTTGAATTCCACTACCTATCATGCCGGTCGCTTGTTAATCGTTTATTGTCCAAGATGGAATCCCTCGAATTCCTTTCAAATTATGGGGGCTGATGATATGTGGTCTTTGTCATGTCTTGACAACATCGTATTATCTGCAAATGCTAATGAAACTATTGCATTTGATATTCCTTATGTCGCCCCTTCTGTCTGGTGGGATACCAGCGTAGATCCTTCTGATGGTCAACCCACATCTGGTATTTTTGGATATTTCAAGATTTTTGTCTTGAGTCCTCTTATCCTTACTGGTTCCTCTGGCACTCCGGCTCTCACAGTTTCTGTTTACAGTAACTTTGTTCATCCTGAATGTACTGGATTTACATTAAACCCTGTTGCCGTTTCAAAGAAAAGCAAAAGGTCCGGTGCTACTCCCGGTGTTGAGTCATTTTCTTCTCAAAAGAAAGCGTCC